TATGAATCAAACGCAAATGATCATTCAGTGAATGTAATCTTCGAAGGTGATCGTTTGTTCAATGGTAAACTTTTAGACAAACTGTCAGAGTGGTTTCCGAATTCGTTTAAGGTTCTTGTTCTGACTGCATCGCATGATACCAAAGAACAGCGTCATGTGGATCGTAAGGATGATCAAGACGATAAGTTTAAGAATTCTCGAGCAACGAAAATCTCGAATATCATGGGGTCGCTGACGCTCATGGACTATATAGAGACAATGGTCAACGAAAATCTCGATGACCAAACCAAAATTCTTGAATATATTAAGAAATTTTACAACTGGAGTGAATAATTATGCAATTAGAAGTCCCTATTGAGAAACTACGATCATACAAGTTATTCGTAGCAACCCCAATGTATGGTGGTGCTGCCCACGGCATGTATGTAAAGTCTTGCCTTGATCTGCAATCTGTTTGTTCGCAGTATGGCATTGAAGTTCGTTTCTCGTTTATCTTTAACGAATCTCTCATTACTCGCGCTCGCAATTATCTTGTAGATGAGTTCCTTCGCGCAGAAGGCTTCACTCATATGCTTTTCATTGACGCAGACATTCATTTCGACCCAAGAGATGTGATTGCATTGCTTGCTCTCGACAAGGATGTAGTTGGCGGTCCATATCCAAAGAAATCCATTAAGTGGGGCGCAATTAAGGAAGCCATCAAGAAGCATCCTGATCTGGCTGTTTCTGAAATGGAAAAGTTGGCTGGTGATTTCGTCTTCAATCCAGTTCCTGGAACTGAGAAGTTCTCGGTTGCTGAACCAGTTGAAGTGCTCGAAATTGGTACTGGTTTCATGTGCATCAAGCGTGAAGTGTTTGCTCGCTTCAAGGATGCATATCCAGAGTTGCGTTATCGTCCAGACCATGTTGGTCAGGCAAATTTCGACGGCACTCGCTACATTCATGCATACTTTGACACAGTCATTGATCATGGTCGTTCAGATCGTTATCTGTCTGAAGACTATATGTTCTGTCAATGGTGGAGAAAGATCGGTGGTCAGATTTGGTTGTGCCCATGGATGAAGACACATCATATCGGTACATATGCATTTACTGGTGACATGCCAGCCGTTGCAAACTTCGTCGGATCTCTATAATCCTATATGATTGTTGGACTCGTTGGCTTCATTGGAGCAGGGAAAGGCACAGTCGCAGATCTCTTGGTTGAGCGACATGACTTTTTTAAAGAAAGTTACGCAAACAGTCTCAAGGATGCATGTTCAATCATCTTTGGTTGGGATCGTCAAATGCTCGAGGGTAACACTCCAGAATCTCGAGCATGGCGTGAGCAAAAAGATGAGTGGTGGTCAAACAAACTTGGTCGTGAATTCTCACCAAGATTGGCACTACAACTGATGGGCACAGAGGCAGGACGGGATGTTTTCCATCCTGACCTCTGGGTTCATACTGTAATGCGTCGCTGTGAACAAGCACCATGGAATAATTATGTAATTGCTGATGTGAGATTCCCAAATGAAATCAAGGCTATTCGAGATTCTGGGGGGCGTGTTATTCGCGTTCGTCGTGGTGATGATCCTGAGTGGTTTGCTCTGGCTCGAGAGTGCAATCTATACAATAGACCTGAATTGATGCGTAATGCATATCCAGAAGTTCATTACAGTGAATGGGCTTGGATTGGATCGCATTATGATATTGTAATGGACAATAATTGTTCATTAGATGAGTTGAAGACAAGGGTTGACAATTTAGTTGATTCATTATATAATAATCGTGTTGAGCAAATTGAGGATGTTAAATTATGAAACTTTCTGAAGGTACTGTACAAATTCTAAAGAACTTTTCAACTGTAAACCAAAGTCTACAGTTTAAGTCAGGAAATGTTCTTAAGACTATTTCTCCACTGAAGACTATTTTTGTTGAGGCAACTGTTGAGGAAACCTTTCCTAAAGAGTTTGCGTTGTATGATCTGAACAAGATCTTGGCAAAGATTTCTCTATACAAAGATGCTGATCTTGGATTTGATGATGATAAGATCAACATCAGCACTGAGAATAAAAAGAAGTCTGACTACATTAAGTATTGTTCGCCAAAGATTATCGTCACTCCACCTGAGAAGTCAATCACCTTTGGTGATCCTGATTGCTCATTCAGTTTGTCGCAAGAAGATCTTGCTTGGATGCAGCGTTCTGCTGGAATCTCTGGCTCACCAAACTTTGTGTTTGAGAGCGACGGTGAGGTGATCAATTTCATCGCGACAGATATTAAGGATGACTCTGCTGATCAATCTAAGATTGAGATTGGAACCAGCGAAGGCGCAAAGTTCCGTGTTGTTATGAAGGTCGAAAACTTCAAGTTGCTTGAAGGTTCATATGATGTGTCGATTGCAAAGAAGGGCATGGCTCGCTTCAAGCATAAGACTATCGACATCACCTACTACATCGCAATTGAAGCAGCAAATTCGACCTTTGGTGAGGAATAATCATGGCTATTGATAAAGCAAAGGTTTTGGGATGCCTCCAGGAAATCTCAAACTCGCTGACTCGTATTGAAGCAGAACGAGATTTAATTCGTGAAATTCTTGCAAAGATGCAGGATGAATGCGAGATTCCCAAGAAGTTGGGTCGTAAACTGGCGAAAGTTTACCACAAGCGTAATTATGAGGAAGAAGTTGCAGAGCAGAGCGACTTCCAAACCATTTACGAAACTGTGGCTAAATAAGATTATGGGGCGCAATCCTCTTTATTGACGGCACTATCCGCCAGACTGCTCGCCGTGGGAATTCACCGTCCCCGCCCCATCCTCTCTTATGTCAAAACAATATCGTAAAGCAGCAAACTTCAGCAATATAAAAGCATTTGAAAATCATTTGAAGGGTTTAGATTTATCTAAAAACTTAGATAACATAAACTGGAAGTTAGTTGAAGGCTACAATCGAAGAATCATAGAGATTGGTGAGTTTGTTCAACGGGAACTCATCATTCCAAATGATGATCTAAATGTTAGATCTTTTCTGGAAAATTCATTTTCTGTTGTTGTCAAATTTGGTCTTATTCTAAAACTTGGAAACCAGGGTAGAGCATACGAAAGAGTTTATTACGATTGGATGCTTGGTCGAGTTATTGAGAATCTTTTCATTCCATTTATAAAAGAAAAGATGCAATTAAATGCATTGATTAGAATTGGTGGTGATAATTTAGATAATCTAAAAAATGCCAATGAGTTTAAAAGAATTAGTGCTCCTGATTTCTATGATCCAACAAAAAATATTTCTATAGATGTCCAGTGTGGGAAAACAAAAAGCAAAACAACAATAAAAAAATCTAAAGTTGACCATGTCATTAAAAGCGGGTATAATGGATATGCATTTGGGATTGGGTTGTTTACTGGTGAATATGCAATCATAAACCTAAACCAACTAAACAATGCAAAATTCACCAAAGGTGGAAAAGAAGGTCAACTTACTACTGAAATTGAAAACATTGTTTTTGAACCATGGAGTAAATCGATATGAATTCATCTAAAGTTGAATTGACTATTATTTTGACTCTACTAGCAGTTTCTGTCTTCACGCTTGTCAATACAATCACAGACTGGGTTCCAGATGTGTATGGTATTGCTGCAATGAATCTGCTCATTTTAACTCATATATTATGGATGCGTAAGTATGGCAACAAGGCGTAATTTCTTCAAGTATCTTGGACTTGCTGGTGGTGTGGCTACAGGTGGCGTAGTTGCCGCTGTTGCTGTTTTACCGAATACCGAAAGCAAAAAAATTGTAGATGAAATTGACAAAAATAAGGGCACTTCCCTTTCTATTCATACAACATATGGCGAAGAAGTAAAAGAGCAATTGCGCCTCGATAATAGCGGCGCATTGCATCTTGGTACATCAACTCCATATCAAAAGTTATATGTCTACGAACCAAAATATGTTCCTGGAACGAGAAAAGATGTTATTGTTGGTTTGAAGCCAGGACCAGATGGTGAATTGTACTTGAAAGTTAATGGAAAATGGCGTAAAATAGTAACTGAGTGAAATACAATATCAATGATATAGTATGAAAATCGCAGTATTCCATCATCTATTGCCAGTAAATGATTGGGAACTATTGTATAGTGAGCAAATGCATCGCCTTTGCACTAGCGGACTATACAATGAGGCTGAGTTTATCCATATTGGCTTTAATTGTCTAGAACAAAATTTACCATTTACGCTAGAGAAAATTAGATTAAACAGAAATCCTATACACACAGATGATATTGATACACTAATGTCATTATACAATTTTTGTTTAGATAATCCTGATTATAAAGTTTTGTATTTTACAAATCTTGGAGTTACAAAAAATCATCCAATCACCAGATTAAATAAATCTGGTTGGAGACTGATGTTAGAATATTTTAATATTGATAATTGGAAACAATGCGCAGAGTTGCTGGACAAGTATGATTGTGTTGGGGCTGAAGGTCATTTTGGGGTTCCAGACAAAAGACCAGGACAATCCCCCACTGCAATCTATACTCCACACTACTCTGGAAATTGGTGGTGGGCTGCAGCAAAGCACATTAAAAGTTTAGACATAAATTACATTTCTCGAAATAGTTTAGATGGAATTCGCGAAAGGGCAGAATCATGGATTGGATCTAATGATAATGCTAGACACTATAATCTATATTCATCTGGTCATTATGGCGGACTATATGAATATTATGTGAAACCGACTGAATATATAAAGTGATTGGAGAATTTTATTATGAATGAAGCATTGTGGGTTGAAAAATATCGACCGCATACTATCGCTGACTGTATCCTTCCCGACGAATATAAATCTACTTTTCAATCCTATGTGGATCGGAAAGAGATTCCGCATTTGTTGCTTTGTGGTGGACCAGGTACAGGTAAGACTACAGTTGCTCGTGCGCTCTGTGATGAGATCGGCTGCGACTATTTGATGAT